ATCCAAATCGTATTGAGCGTTATAATCAATATGAAAATATGGATATGGATTCAGAAATCAATGCCTGTTTAGACATTATTTCGGAATTTAGCACACAGACAAACGAAAACAATACTACGCCTTTTGATTTTGATTTCAAAGAAAAACCAACTGACAACGAAATTAAAATTCTAGAGCAACAGTTGAAGCAGTGGGTCAAACTGAACAAGTTAGATCAACGTATGTTCCGTATCTTTAGAAACGCAGTCAAGTACGGCGATCAGGTGTTTATTCGCGACCCAGAAACATTTGAAATGTACTGGGTAGACATGACCAAAGTTATCAAAGTCATTGTCAACGAAAGCGAAGGTAAACGCCCCGAGCAGTATGTAATTAGAGATATCAATCCTAACTTTCAGAATCTTGCAATCGCTCCTAAGACTACTAGTGATTATCAGATTAATCCACCAAGCGCCGGTTATGTAGCACCGTTTAACTACACACTGCCTAATGCGCCGCCAACTAATTCAGGACGTTTCCAGAACGCAATGAATGAAACTGTCATTGATGCAGAACACGTAGTACACATCAGTTTGAGCGAAGGACTAGATGTTTATTGGCCTTTTGGTCAGAGCATACTGGAAATGATCTACAAGGTTTTCAAGCAGAAAGAACTGTTAGAAGATGCTATTCTGATCTATCGTGTACAACGTGCTCCTGAACGTCGTGTGTTTTACATTGATGTGGGTAACATGCCAAGTCACCTAGCTATGGCATTTGTAGAACGTGTTAAAAACGAAATACACCAGCGTCGTATACCAACAGTTACCGGCGGTGGTACTAATATGATGGATGCTAGTTACAATCCACTTAGTATTAATGAAGACTACTTCTTCCCGCAGACTGCGGAAGGCCGTGGCAGTAAAGTTGAAACATTGCCTGGCGGCGAAAACCTAGGGCAAATTGACGATCTGAAGTATTTTAACAACAAAATGATGCGTGGTCTGCGTGTACCTAGCAGCTATCTACCTACTGGTCCAGACGATTCTGACCGTGCGTTAAATGATGGTCGTGTTGGTAATGCACTGATACAAGAGTACAGATTCAATCAGTATTGCGAACGTTTACAGCGTTTAATCATACAGAAGTTAGATGCTGAGTTTAAGATGTTTCTGCGTTGGCGTGGTTTCAACATTGATTCAGGGCTGTTTGATATTACGTTCAACCCGCCACAGAACTTTGCTGCTTATAGACAGACTGAACTTGACCAGGCTAGAATCAACAGTTTTACCAGCTTAGAAGCACTGCCCTATATGAGTAAACGTTTTATGCTTAAACGTTTCCTTGGACTATCTGACGTGGAAATTGCGGAAAATGAAGAGCTGTGGAACGAAGAAAAAGGCACAGCCGAAGAAACAGCACTAGCTGGGCAGGATTTACGTAGTGTAGGAGTTATGCCTGGAGACCTAGAAACAGACATTACTACCGGTGAAGATCTGGCTACGCCAGCGCAGGGTATGCCCGGAGCTGAATTAGGTGCCCCTGCGCCGGGTACCATAGGCACACCTGCTCCACCAGTCACTCCAGGTGGAGCTGCACCAGCAGGATAAATAGAACATGCTGATTTTTGAAATGTTTGATAAAGATATTGATGGTTACCAAGATGTTGCGCAGGATAATTCGCAACCGCAGCTTGGCGACCTAAGAAAAACCAAATTGACTCTAAAACAGATTAATCAGCTAAGGAAAATGCACGATTTACGTAAATTTGAGTTCAAGGAAAAATTAGAAAAAGTTCAGAACCAATACGGTATGTCTGCTGCTCCGGCGATGTAATCTTCCAAAAAAAGTTATTACAGCCTAAAAAACGCCTGTAATACGCCATCTTTTCTCCTCTGTAGTAAATAATAGCATGTTTTTTCCCCGGAGGATAATCTATGAACAAGTTTGAACAACTCATTGAGTATGTGATCAATGACGAAGAGGACAAAGCTCGTGAACTCTTCCACGAGATCGTTGTCGAAAAAAGTCGTAACATTTACGAAGAATTAATGGCCGAGGAAGCTGAAGAAGAACTCGATGAAGCCAAAGAAGAGGACGACGAAGAAGAAGTTACTGAATCTGAACACGATGAAGAAGAAGTAGCTGAAGGAATGATGGGCGGCGATCAAAGCGATGATCTAATCGACGAGATTGAAAGCGAAGAAGAAGGCGTATCCATGGAAGCTGATGACGAAATGGATATGGAAATTGACGACGAAAGCGGCTTTGCTGACGAAGAAGAAGGCGATTTAGAAGATCGTGTTGTTGACCTAGAAGACAAGCTAGACGAACTTATGGCCGAATTTGAAGCTATGATGGGCGGCGAAAGTGGCGACATGGGCGACGACGAAATGGACATGGACATGGGCATGGATGCCGATATGGACATTGAGCAAATGGACGACGAAGAAATGGAAACAGAAAGCCTAGGCGAAAACATTTCTCTGAAAGCTGCTCCTAAGCCAACAACTAGCGAAGAAGGTGGCATCAACAAGAAGTCTGTTGTAGCTGCTAACAGCGGTAGTAAGGGTGCAGTAGCAAAGCCTGTACACGTGACTGGCGAAACAGCACAAGGTCGCCCAGCTCCAACTACTAAAGACGCTATTGGTAAGGTAGGTAACACTCCTGCTCAATCAACACAAAAGTTAACACCAGCACCTAAGCCAACTATGAGTCAAGCTTCGGGCGTTAACACTAAGAGTCCGCTGTAATATAAGGGCAGATACACATGTACCTTAGAGAACATCTTACTTTTACTCAGGCCGGCATCGTAGTTGAAGGTGTCGGCGAAGGTAAGGATCTTTACATGAAAGGTATCTGCATTCAAGGTGGTGTGAAAAACGCCAACGAACGTGTATACCCTGTTAAAGAAATCGAACGTGCAGTCAACACACTGAACGAACAGATTTCTTCAGGGTACAGCGTTATGGGTGAAGTAGATCACCCTGAAGACCTTAAAATTAACCTTGACCGTGTAAGTCATATCATCACAAACATGTGGATGGATGGCCCTAACGGTTTTGGTAAGCTAAAGATCCTACCTACACCAATGGGCCAACTGATTAAAACCATGTTGGAATCTGGTGTAAAGTTGGGAGTGTCCAGTCGAGGTAGTGGCAATGTTAACGAAGCCGACGGACAAGTCAGTGATTTTGAAATAGTCACTGTAGACGTTGTGGCACAGCCTAGTGCTCCTAATGCATATCCAAAAGCAATCTATGAAGGCCTCATGAACATGCGGTACGGTCATAAAGTGCTTGAAATGGCAAAAGAAGCAGGCGGAAACCACAAAGTCCAAAGGTTCGTGAAAGAGGAATTAAAACGCCTAATCACGGATCTTAAGATCTAGGAGAATCGCATGTTAGATGCTATCAAACCATTGCTCAACAGCGATCTCATCAACGAAGAAACCCGTCAGGAAATTTCTGAAGCTTGGGAAGCAAAGCTTAACGAGACTAGAGAGCAACTGCGAGTGGAACTTCGTGAAGAGTTCGCACAGCGTTACGAGCACGACAAAACAGTAATGGTCGAAGCCCTAGACAAGATGGTAACAGACAGCCTGCAATCAGAAATCACTCAGTTGGCTGCTGAGAAACAGGCCCTGGCCGAAGACCGTGTAAAATTTCAACAGCGTATCAAAGAAAGCGCCGAGAAGTTTGACACCTTCATGGTTAGCAAATTAGCAGAAGAACTACGCGAACTGCGTGCAGATCGCCGTAATCATCAAACAGCTATTGGTAAACTTGAAGAGTTTGTAGTACGAGCACTTGGAAACGAAATTCGTGAATTCCAGCAAGACAAAAAAGACGTTATTGAAACTAAAGTACGTCTAATGAGTGAAGCTCGTGCAAAGTTAGAATCTCTAAAAGCAAAATTTGTGAAAGAAAGTTCTAACAAACTTAGCCAGGCAGTTAGCACACATCTTAAGTCTGAGCTACACCAACTTAAAGAAGATATTCAGATCGCAAAACAAAACAACTTTGGTCGTCGCATTTTTGAAGCATACGCGGCCGAATTTGGAGCTACCTATCTCAACGAAAGTGCTGAGATTCGTAAGCTAAACCAACTGCTGAACGATAAGAACATGCAGTTGAAAAAAGCGATCGGCTTAGCTGAATCTGCAAAGGTTACAGTTAAGAAGAAAGAACAGGAAATACGTATAATTCGTGAATCTAACGAGCGCCAGGCGCAATTAGACGAACTGTTGATGCCACTCAATCAAGAAAAGCGTCAAGTTATGCGTGAACTGTTAGAAAGCGTACAGACTACACGTCTGAAAACTGCTTTCGAAAAGTACCTACCGGCCGTATTGGAAAACCGCACCACGAAATCGCCTAAAGTGATCAATGAGTCAGTTTCCGCAGTCACCGGTGATAAATCTGCACGGGCTGTTATTGATAACGATCGCGAATCTAACGTGATCGAAATCAAACGCCTTGCAGGGCTCTAATAAATTGTAAGGAGACTTCAATGTCACAAGAACTACTTGAAAATCGGTGGAGCGAGACCAAAGAAGCCCTGTTGGAAGGTCTTAAAGGCTCGCGCCGGTCTACCATGCAGGTCGTGCTCGAAAACACCCGTAAGTATCTGGCAGAAACTGCCAGTGCTGGGTCGACAGCACACGGCAATATCGCTTCGCTTAACCGCGTAATTCTACCGGTTATTCGACGTGTAATGCCAACTGTTATCGCTAACGAGCTAGTTGGTGTTCAGCCAATGACTGGTCCAGTTGGACAGATCCATACTCTGCGTGTA